GCGAAACAATGGAAAGTTAAAAAGCAGAAAATGAAACAAGACTTAGAAACTATCCAAGACTTTTTAAATATGACACAAGTTGTATTTAATCGATTTATACGTGAGCGAGATAAACACGAAAACTGCATAAGCTGCGGTAAACAAATAAATGGAGTAAGACACGCATCACACTATTTAAGTGCTGGAGGACATTCAAACGTACGCTTTCACGAAGACAATGTTTGGGTAAGTTGTTATAAATGTAATGTAATGCTTTCAGGTAATCAAGTTGAATACAGAAAAAGGCTAATTGACAAAATCGGAGTTGAGCGAGTTGAATGGTTAGAGGAAAATGGAGCAACAGAAAGAAGATACACCAAAGAGGAATTGCGAGAAATTATGTTGACTTATAAAAAAAAGATAAAAGAATTGTAATTATATTAAAAAGAATAATTACTTTTGACTCAACAATTAAAACTTAAATTATGAAAAAGTATTACTGGACTATGAAGAATGGTCAAAAAATCGACATTGATTTAATGGATGAAAACCATTTAAGAAACACGCTAAAAATGATTATGCGTAACATTGAACGTGCTGAAGCAAAAGAACGTGAAATTAGAAAAACACGATTCGAACTAAATGGAGACATAGCACAAGACCATTACGATCAAATGACCTTAGCCGAGTATGAAGATGTAATGCGTTACGGATTTTAAAACTTAAATTATGAGCGTAACAAATTTTGAAGAGTTCACACACGAACTTACAAGCGAAGAAATGGAGATTCTGCCAGTAGTGGTTCATGGATTCAGAAACTACAAAAAGGCGAACCCAATTAAAAGTGAATTAATAGTAACCCGATTAAACGAATACCTAAACACGAAAGGTTATAAAATTAAAATGAATGGTCCCCGATTACGTAAAATGGTTAACTATATACGTACAAACGGCATAATACCGCTGGTTGCAAATTCTAATGGATACTTTACAACAGATTGTAAAAAAACAATTGAAGAACAAATTAATAGTTTAAATCAACGAGCTAATAGTATAAAAAATTGTGCGATTGGTTTACAAAAATTTTTATAATTAATTAAAAATTTATATATTTGTATTGTAGGGTTGCGGCTACATTCAGAAACTTATTTAAGACCTTAGTGTTAGTAGAGACCGCAACCTTGAAAGCACTAAGGCTTTTTTATTTTATGACACGAAAAGAAAGATGCGAATTAGCAATTAAACGTGGTTATACCTACGATCCAGAAACTGGTATTATTTATAATAGATTTAATAATAAAGTTGATTATATTCAAAAAGACGGATATATGAAGTTTAGTGTTAATGTAAATAATAAATTATTTGCAATAGGAAACCATAGATTTGCTTGGTACTGGGTAAATAAAGAGTGTCCTATAGAAATTGATCATATTAATAATATTAGAAATGACAATAGAATTTGCAATTTAAGAGCAGTAACACGACAACAAAATCAATGGAATAGAAAAAATGTTAAAGGGTATTATTTTAATAAAGTTGCTAAAAAATGGTATTCATATATTAGAATAAATAAAATTAAAACTTATTTAGGTTATTATAATACTGAAGAAGAAGCACGAAACGCATATTTACAAGCAAAAGAAAAATATCATAAAATTTAACATTTATCCATTGTTATATTAAAAAGAATAGTTATATTTGTCAAACAATTAAAATTTATATTATGAAAAACCTATTTAAAAGTTTAGCAGCATTTCAACAAGAAGTGCCAGTGATCCACAAAGGAACGCAAGGCTACGGATATTCGTACGCTGACCTTCCTAAAATCTTTGAAGTGATTAATCCGTTATTACAAAAACACGGATTAGGCTTCACTCAGTTAATTAATGGGCAAACAATAGTAACTGTATTGTTTCATTCTGAAAGCGGAGAACAAATAGATAGCCAAACAGATATTCCTCAAGGCGTTCAGTTAAAAGGAATGAATGATTTTCAAGTTTTAGGTTCTGCAATTACTTATTTAAGACGTTACGCATTATCTTCGATTTTAGGTATTGTAACCGATAAAGACGTTGATGCAGCTGGAGAACAAATAAAAGTTGTAAAGACTGAAAAAAAGCCTACAATACAAGGTGAACGATTTTTAAAAGCAGTAGAAGCTATCCGTAACGGTGAATTTACAGCTGAAGAACTACAAGCAAAGTTTGAATTAAATGAAGTTCAACAAAAAGCATTATTACTTATATAATTAAAAGCTATGTATAACACAACAGCAGCACCAATGGCGAAGTACAGTAACCACGTGCAAACAGGAAAAGAGGTAAACAAGGTTTATCAAACAAGTGATTTATCAATCTTTAAACAGATTGACGGAAACAGAGTTCCAAATTTACAACACATTAAGCGATTAGCTGATTCAATTCGTGTTTATGGAATGAAGTGTAACCCAATTTTAGTTAATGAACGAATGGAAGTAATAGACGGACAACATCGTTTAATGGCTGCCAAAGAAGCTGAATCATTTGTTTATTACATTATTGTAAATGGGTATTCATTAAATGAAGTTCATACATTAAATCTTAATCAAAAGAATTGGAGTAAAAAAGATTTTATGGAAGGATATGCTAATATGGGTGTTGAGCCATATATTAAACTACGTGAATTTGCAAATAAAAATGATGATTATACTTTTAATGATTGTATTGCATTATGTCAAAATATTGGTAGTGGTACAACAAGAACTTATGCAAAAAGTATTTATAGCGGTAGTAAATTAGATGGTTCTTCACAAATATTTGAACAAGGAACTTGGAGATGCGGAGATATTTATTTGGCTCAAGATATGGCTAATAAAATACGAATGATTAAACCTTATTATTCTGGTTATAATCGTACAGGTTTTGTTCAAACAATGATGGGTTTACTTCAAAAAGAAACATTTGATTTTAATGATTTTATGCACAAAATAAGATTACAACCAACAGCAATGGTAGATTGTGCTAATCGTGAACAATACAAAACTTTAATTGAAGATATTTATAATTACAAGAGTAGAAACAAAATAAGCCTTAGATACTGATGAAAATACGTTGCTCACAATTAGGCCGCATAATGACTTCACCCAAAACAAAGGGTGAGGTCTTATCTAAAACTACAAAGACCTATATTCAGGAACTTGCTATTGAACATAAATACGGAATCCGTAAAGAGTTTTGGAGTAGGTACACTGACAAAGGTAATGAGGTTGAAGATGAAGGTATCAAATTAGTTAATGAAGTTCTTGACTTAGGATTCATCTATAAAAATGACGAGAATCTAATCAATGATTATTTAACTGGAACACCTGACGTAAACACGAATGAAATTCTTTTGGATGTTAAATGCAGTTGGGATGCTACAACTTTTCCGTTTTTTGAAACCGAATGCCCTAATAAAGATTATTACTATCAATTACAAGGTTATATGTGGTTATCAGGAAAAGACGAAGCGTTACTTTGTTATTGCCTTGTAAACACACCTTTTCAAATTGTAGAAGATGAAGTTAGAAGAGAACATTGGAAACAAGGGTTAATTGATGAAAGTTTGGATGTAAGGGACTTTGTTCAGAAGAAACATAACTTTGACCACATACCAAGAGAAAAGCGCGTGAAAGTCTTTAAAATAGCAAAAGACGAAAGTGTAATAGAACAAATTAAAGAAAGAATAGAATTAGCAAGAGAGTATTATAACAATTTAATTTTAGAATTATGAATGAAGATTTAAAAGTAATGGGTTACTACAAAAACACGACCCGAGAGCAAATAGTTCAAATCAAAGATTTTAAAAAAGACAAACTTTGGTATGAAACAATAAGACAATATGAAACAAACCCTATAACGGAGTTTTGTTGTTCGGTTGAAAGATTTAAACGATTATATATTAAAACAAAGTAAAAATGGAAAACTTAGCAAAAGTTATGTTAGTCCCTATGGACTACGATGAAAGAAGAGAGAGAGTTGTTGAAGCAATAATTACGTATTTGAATTACGATGCTGTTTCAGATGAAAGATGGCATAGTCCATTTGAAAATGAGGATAGACAAGCACGAATTCGTAAAGATGCGGAAAGAATAGCAGATATAACATTGGAGTATTATAAATTAGAATTAAAATAAAATGGAAAAGAGAGACAACAGCGGAGCGTTATTTACTAACGACAAAAGAGAAAAGGAAACGCACCCGCATTATCAGGGTAAAGCAACGATAGGTGGCGTTGAGTATTACGTTTCAGCATGGGTAAAAGACGGACAAAAAGGAAAGTTTCAAAGCCTAAGTTTTAAACCAGTTCAGGAACAAGCGAAGCCAACAGCTGGAAAACCAAATGGCAGACCCAACTATGGAAAAGAATTCGATGACTTTTTAAATGGTATATGAATTACGCAGCACAAGTTTTAAGCGAAGCGAATGAAGTAACGAGGGCAATGGTTAAACAGTACCTACAAAAACACGAATTGAGCTTAAACGCTTTCTCGAAGTTAGTAGAAGTAAAACAACCTAACCTGCATAAATTTATGAGTGGAAGTACTTTATCGAGTAGATCAATTGAAAAGATAGGAAAGTTTTTTAGTAAATAACGTATTCAGATAGTTACCATTAGAACACTTACTGAATCATTTTTGGATTGTGGTAACACGGTCGGAAGGCGGAACGTAAAAAATTCCGCTTTTTTTTATTCTTTTTGTTGTTATATTAAAAAATGTAATTATATTTGTTCAACAATTAACAATTAAAAACACGAATTATGAAAAATTTAACAAGAGATTGCCAAGAGTGTAATGGTTGGGGAACTGTAACAATTGAACACAATGGAACTGAAATTCCTTATTTGCAGGATATAGTTGATTATGAATGTATGTCATGCACTGGAACTGGTCAACAATTAGATGTTGATTTAATTAAAGAGCGAATTGAGGACATTGAATACATGATTGACGGTATGCAAACACGAATGAGAATGTTGAGCGATTTTATTAAAACTTCAAACAAAGGTTACTTACCTAATTTAGCTAAAAAATACAGTGATAGATTAGAGATTTGCTCAAGAGCATTAGGACGTTTGCTGAATTATAAAAGAAAATTGCATAACTTAGCCATGTGAAATACTTAACTATACTTTTATTTCCTTTCATTATAGCCTTATTCTTTTTGGATAGGGCTGTACTTGTTTTTGTTTGGAGCGTTCCGAGTATTAAGATTCAGAAATGGTTGTTTAATGAGGTGGAAATGCGAAAGAGTTTGATTCGTGTTTTGGGTGGTTTGATAGTTGTATTATTTATTTTATTGTTGTTTATAATTGGACACTAACCGTTTTTTGAATGACCTTTACGCAGACCATAAACACTGGATTAAAGTTGTGCGCTCGTTTGGAGAGTATTATTTAGCTGAAGATATAGTTCAAGAAATGTATTTAAAGCTGGCGAAACACGAAAACAAAGAACGATTTTACCGTAACGGAACCATTTACAAGGGGTTTGTATGGATTGTTTTACGAAATATGTATTATGACTTCGAAAAGAGTAAACAAAGGCTACAGAAAGTCGATATAACGGAGGCAATTCAGTTAGTAGATGAAAGTAGTCCATACGAAAAAACGAACGCTCAAAAGCAATTAGAAGTAAAAATAAACGAAACAGTAAACAGTTGGCATTGGTACGACAAATTATTATATGAACTTTACCGAGATACTGGAATGAGTACGCGCCAAATACAAAAATGCACTGGAATAAGTTTTAAGTCAGTATGGCAAACGTTAAAATACTGCAAGGATAGTTTAAAAATAGAAGTAGGCGAACATTATGAGGACTACAAAAACGAGGATTACGAATTAATAAAATAAAAACATGGCAAGAAAAAGACGAACAAAAGCTGAAATATTAGCAGCTGAAAGCAAAGGATTAGGAGACACCGTTGAAAAGGTACTCGAAGTAACTGGAGTAGCAAAAGTAGCTAAATGGTTATTAGGAGAAGATTGTAACTGCGATGAACGCAAAGCAAAGTTAAACGAGTTGTTTCCTTACAGAAAGGCGAAGTGCCTGGAGCAAGCTGAATACGATTGGTTAAAAGAATGGTTTGACAAAAAGTCGGAAGTAATAAAACCAAGTGAACAAAAAACAATACTTGCAATTCATAGCAGAGTGTTTGGAGTACGTAACGAACCAACTTCATGTGGATCGTGTATTTTGGAAAGAGTAAACCAATTAAAACAAGTTTATAACACTTACGAAGATGCCAATTCCTAAACCAACAAGTAACGAATCAAAGTCGGAGTTCATTCAACGTTGCATGACCGATGACAAAATGGTAAGTGAGTTTGAAAACACGGATCAAAGATTAGCAGTTTGTTCAACAAGTTATGAAGATAACCTATCCAAAAACACGAACGAAAATTGAGCATAACATTAACCAGCGATTACTATATTGTATTTATGAATCCAAATAAACATAAACAAGACTGGAACGCTTTAAGGTTAATAATGAAAGTAGCAGAAATAAACTACTGTGTTTTTATAGACTATGAAATTTATTCTTTAGAAATACACGCAGTAACAAAAGAAGAATTCAACACGTATCAATACAACCCTAATTAAATGAAGTTAGTTAAAATAAGTGAGGTTAAACCCAACCCGAAGAACCCAAGAATAATAAAAGACGGAAAATTTCAAAAGTTAGTTAAGTCTATTCAAGAATTTCCTGATATGCTAAATAAACGCCCTCTAATCGTTTTTACTGACGTTGACGGTAAATACGTTGTCTTAGGTGGTAATATGCGTTTAAAAGCGTGTAAAGAGATAGGATTAAAAGAAATACCTATTATAATAGCAGACGAATGGACTGAGGAACAAAAAAACGAATTCTTAATAAAAGATAATGTAGGTTTTGGTGAATGGGATTGGGATAGTTTAGCAAATGAATGGGACGTTGAAAAGTTAGATGATTGGGGGTTAGATTTACCAGTTGATTTAAGCGTTCAAGAAGAACTTGAAGCAGAAGAGGATGAGTTTGATGTTCCCGAAGGTGGTATTGAAACGGATATTATTTTAGGAGATTTATTTGAAATAGGCGAACACCGTTTACTTTGTGGGGATAGTACGGATAGCGACCAAGTGGCAAAGTTAATGAATGGACAAAAGGCTGATATGGTATTTACTGACCCTCCTTATGGAGTTAGCTATCAATCTAATTTTAGAACTAAAACTGAAAAATTTGAAATATTAAAAAATGATAATGTATTTATAACTGAATGGATTAATAATTTGCCAATTTATTCTAATGGCTTTGTATTTGTATGGACATCTTGGAAAGTAGTAAAAGAATGGATTGAGTTTTTACAACCATTAGGAGAAATGACAAATATGATAATTTGGGATAAAAGTGGTGGTGGATTAGGAGATTTAAAAGGAACATTTTTAAGCGATTTTGAAATAGCATTAGTATATAATAGAGATGCCAATATAATAGGAAAAAGACTTGGAAGCGTTTGGAGTATTAATAAAGATGGTGCATCTAAATATTTACACCCAACACAAAAACCTGTTGAATTAGCATCTATGGCTATTGAAAATATATTACACAAAAATAAAATAGTTTTAGATTTATTTTTAGGAAGCGGAACTACAATGGTTTCAGCAGAACAATTAAAAAGGAAGTGTTACGGAATGGAACTTGACCCGAAATACTGCCAAGTTATCATTGACCGTATGAAAAAACTTGACCCAAGTTTAGTTATTAAGAAGAACGGAGTTGAATTAAAATAAACACCGATATAACACCGATTATGGCAAAAGAAGATAATTTAAAGCCTGCGTGGCAAAAAGGAGAAACAGGAAACCCTAACGGCAGACCTAAAGGAGCAAAGAATAGAAGCACAATAGCAAAGTATTGGTTAGAAGTTAATCAAAAGCTAAAGAACCCTTTAACAGGTACAGAAGAAACAATGAGTCAAGAGGACTTAATGACTTTGGCTTTAATTAAAAAAGCACGTGAGGGCGATGTAGCAGCGTATAAAGCACTAATGGATAGCGGTTACGGTGCTCCATTACAACAGATAGAACAAACCATTTTAGAACAACCATTATTTCCTGATGTTTCAGAGAACGACAGCAACGAATAAGGTACTGGCTTTAAAAAGACGAACTAAAATAATTCAGGGTGGTTCGTCGGCTTCGAAAACGTATTCTATTTTAGCCGTACTCATAGATAAAGCAACAAGAATAGCAGGACTTGAAATAAGCGTAGTTGCTGAGTCAATACCGCATTTAAGACGTGGAGCATTAAAAGACTTTCTTAAAATACTTAAATGGACTAACCGATTTAACGATGACCAGTTCAACAAATCTTTATTAACCTACAATTTTAAAAATGGGAGTGTTTTTGAATTTTTTAGTGCGGATGATAGCTCTAAGTTACGTGGTGCTCGCCGTGACATTCTTTATATTAACGAATGCAATAATGTTACCTTTGAGTCTTATAATGAACTTTCTATACGGACTAAAAAAGAGATATTTTTAGACTTCAATCCAGCTAACGAATTTTGGGTGCATACCGAACTAAAAGACGAACCCGACGCAGACTTTATAATACTTACCTACAAGGATAATGAAGCTCTTGACAAGTCAATTATTGACCAAATAGAAAAGAACCGCGAGAAAGCCTCTACAAGCACGTATTGGAGTAATTGGTGGCGTGTGTATGGATTGGGTGAGATAGGAATGCTTGAGGGCGTTATATTCTCTAACTGGAAACAGATTGATAGTATTCCAAGTGACGCAAGATTGATAGGAATCGGATTAGACTTTGGATACACGAATGACCCCACCGCAGCCGTTGAAGTTTATACATGGAACGGTCAAAGAATACTTAATGAACTTGTGTATCGTACAGGAATGATAAACAGCGACATAGCTAAAATACTACCTGATAACGTACCGATATACGCCGATAGTTCAGAACCTAAGTCAATCGAAGAGATTAGACGGTACGGAAAGACGATTAAAGGCGTTACAAAAGGCAAAGACTCAATAAACTTCGGAATTCAGATAATGCAAAGCCAAGAGTATTTAGTAACGTCAAACAGCACTAATCTAATTAAAGAACTACGTGGCTACATTTGGGACACTGATAAAACAGGTGCAAGATTAAACAAGCCTATTGACTTCAACAACCACAGCATTGACGCAGCACGTTACCACGAAATGGAAGTGTTGGGAGTTAACCCTCATTATGGTCAGTATTTTATTCATTAATTTACATAAATGACAGATGACCTACCGTTAATGGTGCGCACAGTTGAGAAATTCATCCATGAAAAGAAAGGTATTAGGGTTAAAATAGTGTTTGATGACCCTATGAAAATACGAATCCACACAAAAATGTTAGGGCAAGCGTTTGATATTGCCTTAGCTTACTACAATTATCAAATATAAAGTTATATAAATATGAAAACGGAAATAGTAATTCCAACAACGCTTAGTGAGATACCATTAATGAATTACCAAAAGTTCATGAAATTGGTTGAGGGTTCAAACGATGAAGAGTTAATAGCACAAAAGTCTATTGAAATTTTCTGCGGTTTAAATATGCGTGACGTATTAAAGATTAAATGGAGTGATGTTGTTGGATTAGCAAACCACTTTAACGAACTATTCCAGCAAAAGACGGATTTCAAAACCACGTTTAAAATAAAAGACATGGAGTTCGGTTTCATTCCTAATTTGGAAGATATGAGTTTTGGTGAATATGTAGACTTAGACCACAATATTGGCAAGGTTGAAACATTCCACAAAGCAATGGCAGTTCTTTATAGACCGATAACCAAAAAAACGAAACAAGGCACTTACGAAATAATGCCGTATTCAGGAACGGATGAATTTGCTGAGTTAATGAAATACACTCCTTTGGATATTGCTATGGCAGCATCGGTTTTTTTTTATCATTTAGGAAACGACTTAGTTCAAGCTTCGCTTACCTCTTTGGAAGTGGAGATGAAGAAGAACAAGGAACTCAACACGACTATTCAGAACGGACTCAATTCAATAAGCAGTGGGGATGGTATAATTCAATCTATGCACTCGCTAAAGGAGACGTTACAAAGTTTGATGAAGTTACCAAATTGGGAATACGGAAGTGCCTTACCTACCTTACTTACGAGCGACAGCGAACTGAAATTGAAAATAGAGAATTAAAAAGAAAATTTAAAAATGGGTAATTATTATAATTTACTGGATACGTTAAAAGGACACTTTGATAATGATGCGTTTATAAACACGGTAACGGAGGGTGACATATTCGCTGTTGACTTGTCTAAACAAACAATTTTTCCTTTAGCGCATATAATTGTAAATAGTAGCACGATTGAGAATAACATAATTCGTTTTAATGTATCTATTCTTTGCATGGATATTGTTGACATTTCAAAGAACGAAAACACGAATATATTTATCGGAGACAACAACGAACAAGACGTTTTAAATACAATGTTTGCAGTTCAAAATAGATTATACGAAAGTTTAAGACGTGGGGAATTATTCAGCGATAATTTCATGGTTGATGGTAACGCAACAGTTGAGCCATTCGCTGAACGCTTTGAAAACTATTTAGCAGGTTGGACAATGACACTTGATATTTTAGTTCCTAACTCAATGACAATTTGCTAATGAGTGAAACACTAAAAGCCTTACAGAAATTTAGAGATGAAGTTGTTAGCCAAGCGAAAGCCGAATTAAAGCGACAAAATAAAGACACGTCTGGTAAATTATCCAGCTCAATACAAGGTGAAGTAAAAGAGTTCCCAAATTCAATCGGCGTTTATTTTGACATGGAGGCTTATGGTAACTTCCAAGATAAAGGGGTTTCAGGTAAAGAAAAAAAATACAGCACTCCATACAGTTACAAATCTAAAATGCCACCGCCAAAAGCGTTTGACAAATGGATAGTGAAAAAAGGAATTGCACCAAGAAATACAGCAGGTAAATTTCAGTCAAGAAAAGGATTACAATTTGCAATAGCTAAAAGCATATTTAAATACGGAATCAAGCCATCTCTATTCTTTACTAAGCCATTTGAGAAAGCATTTAAGAGACTTCCCGACGTATTGATAGATAAATACGGATTAGATGCTGAAACGCTTTTAAATTCAATATTAAATCAAAATTTAAAAAATATAAAATGAGTATTTTCGCACGTTCACCTTATATAATCGAAATATCCGAAACAGGTCAAGAGGGTTCAAAGATAGAATTAAGATTATGGAACGGAACTGGCTCAGCACCAACCGATCCTCAATATATACTTAGCAAATTAATTCCAGCTTCAAACAACGTAAACACGTATTATAATATTTCACCTTACATCCGAGAGTACATAAGTTGGAATGTACGACAACAAATATATAATACTACGCCAGATTCCGAAACAACACAATGGTGCAACGCACAAGTAAAACGTTATAAATTAGATGCAGGAGTTTACACGCTTTTAAGTACTACAACTTATAAAGCATTTGATGGCTTTGGGTATTACGAACAAGGTTATAATCCTAATTTATATTCGGTTACTACAGTTTTACACGATCAGGGAACGTTTACTTATGCTTATGATAGTTCTATTAATCCAAGCTCAAATAATGCTTATAGAGGAGGTCATGCCACTGTATTAACCGATACGCTTTATCGAGCGAGATATACTAATTTAAGAACTGGAGCGGTAACCACTGTTAACATATCTTCATTGACTCCCACTTTAAAAGACGTTTACAGAGTTCACCCAAATAATTATGCTGATGGTAATAAATTGCAAATAGGCACTCTATCCGGAATTACATTTACATCATTATGGGAAGCAACATTCGAACCTAATTTAAATTGTAGATATACGCCTGTATTATGCGACTTTGTAAATCAATATGGAGCATGGCAAAGGACTTGGTTTTATGCAGCTTCAAATAACACGTTAAGCGTTGAAAACACGAAATACAATTTAATGCAGTCCACTTTTCCAAATTACAACACTTTAGAAGGGCAAACAAAGAGTTTCAACACCAACGGAAAAAACCTAATAAAGGTAAACACGGACTGGGTAGATGAAAGTTATAACAATTTACTTAAGCAACTTATGCTAAGCGAAAGGATATTAATCAATAGTTTACCAGCTACTTTAAAAACACAAAGCACTGAACTATTCAAGAACATAAACCAAAAGACAATCAACTATCAATTAGAGTTTGACTTTTCTTACAACACAATTAACAACGTAATATGAAACGGATAGTCGGTTTATTTATTGAGGGTGTTCAAGTAGAGTTATTCAACGATGAACAGATTAACGTAACTTCCAGCGTTCAGAATATTTCGGACATATCAAAGGTGTTTACCGACTTTTCGCAAAGTTTTACCGTTCCCGCTTCACCTCATAACAATGAGATATTTGAACACTTTTATCAGTCAGATATAAATCCTACAATAGACCAAAATTTAAGGCGTGATGCTTATATTGAAATTGACTTAACGTTTTTTAGGCGTGGAAAGATACAGCTCGAAAAGGCGAATGTAAAAAACGGTCAAGTAGAAAGTTACACTATTACTTTTTATGGCGACATACTTTCATTAAAAGACAAGTTTGGAGAGGATAAATTAAAAGACTTAGATTATAGCGATTTAGAATTTGCCTTTACGGGGACTAATATTTATAATAGAATAACTGACACGTTAACAGATTTTGATGTTCGCTATCCGTTAATAGCAAATAACAGATTATGGACTTATAATACTTCTGGCTCGGATATAACGCAAAACGCTCATGCTATCCAATACGATGAACTTTTCCCTGCTGTCAAAGTAAGTAAGATATTTGAAGCTATTGAAAATAAATACGGAATAACATTTCAAAGTTCATTTTTTAACGATGAAAGATTTAAGAAACTATTTTTATGGGGAAAAAATACGATAGAATATCAATGGGTAAGTCAGCAGTCTGATGTATTAATAGACCAAATATTAGCAACTGTAATTGCAGCCCCTAATATTCCAAATCCATCTTTACCTCAATATGTAGATATTTACCAAGACCAAATAAATATTTTGTACGCTGTTGGTGTACAATTTCACACAGTTTATTTTGAAGTATTAAATTTATCGGCTGCTGGGACTTTTTATATTGATGTTTTTCAAAACGGAAATTATACTCAAACAATAACTGGGGATGGAACTGGCGATTATGGAAATGTATCTTTTCAAAACACAATTGGTTTAAATACGGTTTTAACATTTAAGTTAAGAGCAACAGCACCAATGAGTGTTGACATGAATATTATTTATCAAATCCAAGCAATTCAAGGATTAAATAATCTATCTCAAATTAGTACAGTTCAAACAACATTATCGGGCAACGTAAATTTAAACAACGTAATGCCTGATATGAAAGTCGCTGATTTCTTTTCGGGAGTGCTAAAAGAGTTTAATATGACTTGTGTTGCTGTTGAGCAAGATGTTTATCAAGTGTTGCCTTTGGATTTATGGTACAGTCAAGGGGCTATTGTTGACATAACCAAAAACACGGACTTAGATTCCATTGATGTTAGTAGAGTTCCGTTATTCAAAAAGATAAATTTCAAATATCAAGAAAGTGAATCGTTTGTAAACAAGAATTATTTTAAAACTTATAATCAGCAATACGGAAATTTAGAATATCAATTTGACTACGATGGTGGAGAATACGTTATAGAAAGCCTATTTGAAAATTTATTATTTACAAGAACCGTAGACAATACAAGTCCAGTTCCTCATTACGCAATTTTAGGCTATGCTTTAAACGAAAACTATCAAGCGTATACCCCAAAGCCTTGTTTGCTTTATATGTATGGAGAAAGCGATTCTTTATTCCATGATATTAAATTTTATACAGGAAGCACTAATTTAAATATTGACACTTATGCTTTATTTGGTCAAGATTTAACCTACCAAAACACGAAATATAGTTTAAACTTTGGAGCAGATAACAGCATAATACACAATGAAACAATAAGCAACGGATTATATGCTACTTATTACTTTCCGTATTTATCTAATTTATTCGATTTAAAGCAACGTTTAGTAACGGTTAAGACTGTTTTACCAATTAGCCTATTAACATCGCTTAGATTAAACGATAGACTAATAATTCGTGATAAGAGATACATTATAAACGAAATGAAAAGTAACCTTACAACTGGTGAGGTGAATTTTAGTTTGTATTTAGACTTCCGACCATTGATAGCTCAAGAGCCTATTAACCCAGATTCAAGTGCGCAATGTTTAGATATTAATATTCCTTTTATAAATGGAAGTGCATACGCTACAATTACAAGTTCTTTTTCGGGTGTTACGATTACTCCGAGTACAATTTACCAAAATCAGTTGGTTGAGGTGTGTATTCCTGCAAATCCAAACACAACTTCAAAGATATTAGCCGAAAACACGAATCCAATAATTACAGAAACTGGATTAAATCTAATTACAGAGGAAAGTTCAGTTCAAGTAATTACAGTAGTAGTATCATATTTTAATACAGCAGGAACTTTATTAACGCAAGACATAATTATAGTACAAGAATGATAGCACAAATATTAGAACTTTTAAAAACGGATGACTTTTTTAACGTGAGTGAAATAGTGGATATTGCCAAAGGAAAACACGAATACACTTCCAATTTAAAAAAGATTTATAAACAAGTGAAAAGAAAACACGATGGCAGAAAAAAGAACAATTGAGTTAGAAATACAAGACAATAGTAAAAGCCTTAAACAACAATATAGGGAAGCTGTAAAAGAATTACAAAACGTTGCGGCAGCCTATGGAGAAACGTCTGCGGAGGCTGTTAAGGCAGCTCAAAAAGCGGCTGATTTAAAAGATCAAATTGGGTTTACAAATGATTTAGTAGGCGCCTTTAATCCTGATGCTAAATTTAACGCTTTAAGCAAATCTATTGGTGGTGTTTTAGATGGTTTTCAAGCTGTTCAAGGTGGTCTTGGGTTAATAGGTGTTCAGGGTGAAGCAGTAGAAGAAACAATGCTAAAAGTTCAATCTGCTATGGCTTTGTCTCAAGGCATTCAAGGTGTTTTTGAGGCGAAAGATTCATTTAAACAATTAGGAACTGTCATTAAAGACACTGCTATTAAACTTGGTATTTTAACAGTTGCAAAAGAAGCGGATACAGTTGCAACAGTTGCTAACACAGTTGCCCTTGAGGCACAAGCTGAGGCAACAGGGGACGCATCTACTGGTTTTAAAAACATGGGTAAATCTGCAAAAGTTTCTTTAAATGGAATTAAAGGAGCAATTGCAGCAACTGGTATAGGTTTATTAGTTATTGCGTTAGGAGCGGTTGTAGCTTATTGGGATGACATTAAGGAAGCGGTTAGTGGTGTAAGTGATGAACAAACTAAATTAAATGAAAAAACAACAGCTAATTTAGAAGCATCGGAAGCAAAAGTTTCGGCATTAGATAAACAAGACAACATATTAAAGCTACAAGGCAAAAGCGAAAAGGAAATTTTGCAACTTAAAATAACTGAGCTTGATGCTACAATTAAAATAGCTGAAACAAATTTAGAAAATCAAAAAGCTACAAAGAAAGCACAGGTTGAAGCGGCTAAAAGAAACAGAGATATTTTAGTAGGAATAATTGATTTTATAGCTAAGCCACTTGAGATGCTTTTAAAAGGAGTGGACAAGGTTGCTGAATATTTGGGTCAGGATAGCGGATTGGCAAAATGGTTTGAGGGAGCCAAAAAAAGCGCAGCAGAATTAATATTTGACCCCGAGGAAACAGCATCAGAAGGAGACAAGGCGATAAAAGCGGCGGAAGAAAAATTAACAGAATTAAAAAATCAACAAGCAGGTTTTCAACTTTCTATTAAAGAAATAAATAAAACAGAAGCTCAAAAAACAATAGACGCTAATAAAGAAAAAAACGATTTAATAAAAAGCGCAAACGCAGAAGCAGCACGTTTAGCAATTGAACAACAAAACGAACTTAATAAAAGATTAGAAGATATTGCAGAACAAAACTTTCAAAATAGTTTAACAGAACAAGAACGTGAAATTTTATTAGTTAATGACAAATATTTTGAACTTGAAACTTTAGCGGAAGGAAATAAAGACGCACTTGCAGAAATTGAATTGGCTAAAATGAATGAGCTAAACGATATTAATTTAAAATATCAAAACATAGCTTATGAAAATGACAAGGTAGCAAAAGAAAAAAAGGCTGCTTTAGATAAAGAAGCAACAGAAAAAGAAATTGCAGCAGCTAAGGCAGCAGCAGAACAAAAAGCAGCGTTACAACAACAAGGTTTAGACACGGCATTACAAGGCGTTCAATTAATAGCGAGTTTATTTGAAAAGCAAAAAGGAGTTCAAAAAGCAGCAGTAATTGCAGAAAGCGCAATAGGTATTGCAAAAATGATTATTTCAAATAAGTTAGCAAACGCTGGAGCTTTAGCAACTCCTCAAGCAATAGCAACAAGTGGGGCAGCAGCTGCGCCAGTTATAGCAATGAATAATATTTCAACAGGTATTGGAATCGCTGCTAACATTGCAGCAACTGCAAAAGCTTTAAAAACTTTGGGTGGGGGAAGCCCTCCTTCAGCTCAAAACCCAAGTGGTGGAGGCGGTGGTGCTGGTGGTGGTGCTATGGCACCTCAATTTCAAACTATAGGAACAAGTGGCGTAAATCAATTAGCAACATTACAGCAACAGCCAACAAAGGCGTATGTAGTGAGTGGTGAAGTTACAAGCGCACAGGCTTTGGATAGAAATAGAGTACAAAACGCAACATTATAAGTTAGATAGTTATGGCAAAGATGGAAATTATAGAACTGCTAATTGATGAGAATAAAATCGAAAGCGGTATCAATGCGGTTTCAGTTGTTGAAAGCCCAGCAATCGAAGAGAATTTTGTAGCCTTAAAAAAACACGAAGTAGAATTAAAAGAAGTTGACGGTGAAAAACGTATCTTAATGGGTGCGGCTTTAGTTCCTAACAAACAGATTTACCGTAAAAACGGAGACAAAGAGTTCTATATTTATTTCAGTGAGGACACGGTACGCAAAGCATCGGAGTTATTCTTAATGAGAGCCAACCAAAACAACGCCACGTTAGAACATGAAAAGAAAATGTTAGACGGTATGAGTGTTGTTGAGAGCTGGATTATTGAAGATGAGAAACAAGACAAGTCAGCAAAATACGGATTCAATTTACCAAAAGGAACTTGGATGATTTCCATGAAAGTAAACAACGATGAAATCTGGAACAAGGTAAAAGCTGGTGAAGTAAAAGGATTCAGCATTGAGGGTTACTTTGTAGACAAATATGAAATGAGTTTACAAGAAACCGAAGACGAAATAATAATTAAAAAAATTAAAGACTTAATAAATAAAAATGAAAAAAATGAATAACATTCTAAAAATGATTTCGCAAATGGAATCAAACGCTAACGAAATTAAATTAGCAAAACACGAAGTACAATTAAGTATAAAAGACGATGCAAGCAAATTAATTACTTCTTACTATGGCTTAACGGATAATGTAGATTCTAAATATACAGGAATACTTAAAGAAGTTCGAGGTTTAATTGATAAAATAGATGAAGCTATAAAAGTGTCAAATGAAATGCCGAATGTAATTACAAAATACGAACAATTAGCAAAAGAATTAGGAATAGACGTTAATAATATTCAAGAACTAAAAGACATGAAATTAGCGGTTAAAGACGTTGCACAATATAAAGGGTTAATCGCTAAATTGAAAACCATATAATGAGAACGGAAAGTAAGGTGAGTCCTCGTGGTGGCAAAAGGGGTTGTTTATGTAAAGACGGAAAATACTCAAAGGAATGTTGCGACGGTAGTTTACAAGCTCAAGGGATAGGTAAAACAGCGAGTGTAACGCCACAAAACGTAACGATTACAGAAATAGACGGAGTACGCACGATAGTACGTCAAAACGGGTAAAAAAGGAACAAGTATAAATTTAAAAGTTAATAAGTTATGAATACACTAAAAACAGTTTTTGGAAAACTATTCAAAGAAGAAACTAAGTTGGCTTCACACGAGATTGAATTGGCTTTGGGTGAAGATTTAAGAAAAGCAGAAAATGATTTAAAAACAGCTTTATTAAACGCTTCTAATATTGAAAGAAGTTTTGAAGAGGCTAAAAAAACTTTAAAAAGTGAAACTTTAAAATCACGTGGTTTAATGGATAAATTTAAAGCTAATGCAGTTGAATTAGGATTAGACCCAACTAAAAATGTTATTTACAAAACAATAGATGCTTATCTACAAGCTGATTTAATTAAAAACATTAAATAAACAAAAATGAAAAATAGCCTAATAAACCAAATCAAAACTTTACTCGGAATGGAAGTAAAACTTGAGCAAATGAAATTAATGGATGGAGTAACAGTTTTAGAAGCTGACTCATTCGAAGCAGGTAACGAAGTATTTATCGTAACGGAAGACGAACAAAAAATTCCTTTGCCAATAGGTGAATATGAGTTCGAAGATGGACGTATGTTGATCGTTGTTGAAGAGGGTGTTATTTCCGAAGTTAAAGAAAAAGAAGAAGAAGTTGAAGAGCCTGAAGCTGAGGTAGAAGTTGAAACCGAGAAAAAGGAAGAAATGGAAACTTCAAAACCAACTGCTAAGAAAACTATCGAATCAGTAGTTAAAGAAACTTTCTTTTCTGAAATAGAAAAACTAAAAGAAGAGAACGAAACTTTAAAAGCTGAACTAAGCAAATTAAAAGAGGTTAAAGAAACGGAAGTTGAGTTAGCTATCGAAGAAGAAGTTAAACCAATTTCTTTCAATCCTGAAAATGAGAACAAAGTTGAAGCTGTAAAATTTGCAACTAAAAGAAGTCGCACAATTATGGATTCAGTATTAAATAAACTAAATAAGTAATAATTTAAAAAACAAAAAAAAATGAGTACAACATTCACAAGCATTTCGAATGATTCTTTACGTCAAGTGGGCGTAGTTGAAACATTGACAGGTGCAACAACTTTAACTGCTGAAGATAGCGGTAAAGTATTTATTCTTAACGCTGCTGCTGGAGCGCAAATTACACTTCCTGCTGTTGCTGACGGAGCTGGTCAATCTTACAAGTTCGTAGTGGGTGCGTTATTCGCTACTACTGCTTGGACTATTAAAGCGGCTACAAGCAAAATTCAAGGTGGTGTTATCGTAAACAGCGTTAACGTACCGGGAGCAGACGAAAACACGATTACATTTTCAGCTTCAGCTGACACAATCGGTGACTTCGTAGAATTACATGGTGACGGTTCTAACTGGTATGTTTTCGGATTGGGAACTGCTG